CATGGCGCTACCTCCATGCTTACGTTCTGTAAAGCTGGCAGCTCGGGCGGGGCCGACCGCTCGAGCTGGCGGCGAGGCTTCCCACCTACCGGGCCGGACCGCTAGGCATGGTCAGGAGATGGCCGGTCCCCACCGCCGCGCATAGCTAGCCACCGCCACCCGGTCCGATCCGACCCCATCCCCACCGGCGGCGCAGCGTTTGTGAGCACAAACGTCGCACAGCTCGAGCTCGGACCGCCTACCGGCCCGCCGCGGGCGAGCGCTCGAGCTCGACCGCCGGCCCGACCGCCCGCCCGCCCGCCACCGCCCGCCCGCCCTCCCCCGCGGGGGCCCCCACGGGCGTGTATTGCTTTGTCGTCGCTCCAATTTTTGGGGTGGTTGGGGGTTGGGGGTGTGTTGGTGTGGTGGGGTGGTGGGGTGGATTTGTCTGATGATGTGGTGGAGGCGTTGGGGGAGCGGGCTGGGTTGTGGGTGCGTGGGGTGTTGTTGGCTGATTTGGGGGGTCGGGCTGATGCGGCTGATGCGGTGGGGTTGGAGTTGTTGCGGCGTGTGTTGGAGGGGGAGGTGGAGGTGCGTCATGCGGGGGATGCTGCGTCGTTGATTCGGGCGTCGTCGGAGATGGCTCGTGGGTTGCGTGGGGATGCTCGTGAGTTGGCGAGGGGTGCGATTGAGGCTGTGGAGTCGGGTGAGTCTGGGGAGTTGGTGAGGGAGCGGTTGCGGGCGATTGAGGCTGAGGTTCGGGAGCGGCGTGAGCGGGGGGGTGTGTGATGGAGGTGTTGTCGGATGTTGAGTTCGATTTGTTGTCGCCTTCGGAGCAGGTTGAGTATTTGGATTTGTGGGAGCGCCGGTTGTCGGAGTTGCCGGTGTGGCGGTTGTCGGGGCGGCAGCAGGCGGCTGAGGGTTTGTCGCTTGAGGTGGACGAGTTGTTGTATGGGGGGTCGGCTGGTGGTGGGAAGTCGGAGTGGTTGTTGTGGCATGTGTTGGAGTTGGCTCGGAAGCACGACGGTTGGCATGGCCTGGTGTTGCGGTCGTCGTTCCCTGAGTTGCGTCGCACTCTGATTCGCCGGTCGGTGGAGCGGTTCGCTGAGCTGCCGGTGGGGGAGCGGCCGGTGTGGCGGGCTGCGGATAAGGAGTGGCGGTTCCCGAACGGGTCGGTGATCGAGTTTGGGTATTGCGAGTCGGATGACGATGTGCGCCAGTTCTTGTCGGCCGAGTACGACTGCATCGCGTTGGATGAGGCGACGGAGTTCACGGACTATCAGGCGTCGATGCTTCGGTCGCGTTGCCGTACGACGGCGCGTAAGCGAGCTCGGGGCATCCGGCCGCATATGGTGTTGTGCTCGAACCCTGGCGGTCGGGGCCACAAGTGGGTGAAGGAACGGTACGTCGATCCGACTGGTGCGTCTGAGGGCACCGCGACGATTGTCACCCGGTTGGATGACGGCCGCGAAACGTCCCGCACGGTCGGGTTCGTGCCGGCCACGGCGTACGACAACCCGCACATCGACCCGGCTTACATCGAGAACCTGTTGCAGCTCCCCGAAGCGTTGCGGAAGCAGTACTTGGAGGGGTCGTGGGACTCGTTTGAGGGCATGTATTTCGAGGAGTTCGAGCGCGACTTGATTGACCCCAAGACGGGTGAGCGGACCCCGTGGCATGTCGTCCCTGACTTCCCGATCCCTGCCCATTGGCCGCGCACGAGAGGCATGGACTACGGGTACGTCCAGCCGTACGGGGCGGTGTGGCTCACCCGCGACCCCGACACCGGTTTCGAGTACGTCTACCGGGTGCAGAAGCACTCGGGGTTGACTGTCTCCGATCAGGCCCGAACGATCCTCGCCGCGGACAAGCTGTCGGACGGCCGACCCGAAAAGATCGACTGGACGATGCTTGACCCGTCGTGCTGGCGTAGGGACGGCGCTGGGGCGTCGATTTCGCAGCAGCTCGCACAGTCGGGCCTGCGGTGCCGCAAAGCGGACAATCGGCGCATCGACGGTTGGATCGCGATTCGTGAACGGTTGCAGGCGTCCACGATCGAAACGCCGGACGGCCCGTACACCGCGCCAGGGCTGCGGATTTTCGCGTCGTGCGAACCGCTGATAGACGAGTTCGCCTTGGCGATGCGCGACAAGAACAACGGCGAAGATTTGGACAAGAAGCCGCACAACGACCACCTGCTCGACGCCCTCCGCTACTGCGTGATGGCGCAACCAGCGAAAGCCCGCAAGCCGCCGGCGTCGCCGGTGTCGAAAGCGCAACGCACGATGGCCCGCTGGGAATCCAAGATCGTGAACCGCAACAAGCGCGGACCGCGCCCGCTCGGCCTGTAACCGTTTGGGGTTACACGCCCCCCGTACGGTGGACGACGTGATGTTCGTCAAGGACTTCTACGAAGGCGAACCGGGTGTATGCCGTCTGTGCAACACGCCGGCGACGCCCACGATCGACACCGGCCTCAACTTGGAGGAACCCACCGGCACCGGCGCATACCCGCGGATGTACGTCTGCTTCGGGTGCGTCGATACGCTCGTGTCGTACCGAGGCGAATGGGTGCCCCAACGGGTACACGACGAAGCCGTGCAACGCTCGAGCGAGCTCGCTATCGCTCTCGCTGACGAGCAGCGCCGAGCAGGCGTGATGGAATCCGCGATCGACGCTCTCCGTCAGGTCGATGAGGTGTACCCGGTCGAGCAGACCGAGGTGAAGCAACCGGCCAAGAAGGCAGCGAAGAAGAAGGCGCGCAAGAAGGCGGCAGCGTCGTGACCGCCGCCGTTGTTGCCCTGACGATCATCGTACTGTCGCAGCAGGTCGTGATCCTCGTGCTCGCCTCCCGCCGCCGCCCGCAGCGCCCGAAGCGCCGCATGATGCCCGAACCGCTCACCGCCGCGACAGACATGGCAAACGACGCGTTCGAGGCGATGGGTGACCAGCCCGTGACCGGCCGACTCCCGATGGGTCTTGATGGCTCCGCGTAGCACCGACCTGAACGACGCGAAGCTCGCCGAACGTGTCGTGGAGTTCTGGCGCGACGGCGACAAGGCGCTGATGGACGACCGCCGCCAGTTCTGGTTGAACTACGCGTTCTACCGGGGCCATCAGTGGCTTTGGTGGGACCCGGCACGACGCGTCGTGCAAACGGCGTCGGAAGCCGATTCGGGCACCACGCGTGTCCGCACAACCGTCAACAAGATTCAGCCTCGCCTCGACGGCCTGATCGGACGGTTGGCGCAAACCGACCTGTCGTTCGAGGTGCCGCCGACAGCGACGGACGAAGCGACGATTTCCGGTGCGAGCATCGGGGAATCGGTGCTCGCCGCCGAACACGACGACCAAGATTGGGAGTGGACCCGCACCGAGAACCTGTACAACACGTTCTTTGGTGGGACCGCCGCGGTCGGCTTGTCGTGGAACCCGAACGGCGGGTTGTGGCGCACCGACAACGACCAGATCATCGACGGCGGCGACGGTGGCCGCGTGGACCTGCGGGCCTACTCGATCGCAGAGTTCACGATCGAACCGGGTTCCCGCCGCCCGCAGGATTCGACGCGGTGGGCGACGATGGTGCGCGTCCCACCCTCGGAGGCACGCGAGCACTACCAGCTCGGCTACACGCCAGACCCCGACATCAAGGGCGCGATCGGTGGGCTGCACGCCATGTCGATGCGCGACCGAGGGTTGGACTCGAACACGCCGCTGGTGAACGTGTTCACCTACTACGAGCGGCCGTGCGACGAGAACCGTGGCGACGGCATCGTGGCGGTCGTCGTGGGAGACAAGATCGTCGCCCGCGACAAGTGGCCGTTCCCGTTCAACGACCTGAATGTGCGGGTGTTCCGACAGAAGCCGATACCGGGCCAGTGGACCGGCACCACGCTGCTCAACGCTGCCCGCAACCCGCAGGTGCTCTACAACGCTGTCCGGTCGATCATCACCGAGCACATCAAACTGGCAGGCAACGCACGCATGATGGTGCCAGTCGGGTCGCTCACCGACGACGCCGACCTGACCGACGAAGCCGGCGAGATAGTCGAGTACTTCCCGCAGGACGGCGCTGCGCCGTTCTACATGGCACCAGCGGCGCTCCCAAGGTACGTCTACAACGAGCCGGCGAACCTGGAAGCCGAGCTGGACGACATCATGGCAACGAACGAGGTCGCCCGCGGTGTCGCCCCCGGTGACCGCAACTCGGGCGCTGCGCTCGCGCTGCTCGCTGAGCGCAACGACACCCCGCTCGGGTTGATGGCGCGCGACCAGGCGCAAGGGTGGGCCGACCTGGCAAGCAAGACGTTGCGGCTGTACGCGTCGAACACCACCACGCCTCGGCGGGCCGTCGTGTGGCACGACGGGGTAGCCAAGCCGGTGCATTGGAACGGCGAATCGTTCCAAGACCAGTTCCGGGTGAAGGTGCCGCTCGAGTCCACCACCCCAACGTCCAAGGCTGCCCGCACGGCGCAGTTGGTGACGATGAAGCAGAACTTCCCCGAGGTGTTCACGAACCTCGACGCCCGAACCGTCGCAGACATGATCGACATGCCGGGGGCGAAGTCGAGCGGGGCGATCGTCAACGCTGACGCCCGCAGGGCGCAGAAGGAAAACGAGCTCATCGCGTCGGACGAGGTGATCGAACCCCAGCCGTACGACGATCACGCCCGCCACATCGCTGAGCACAACCGTTACCGCAAGTCGGATCGGTACATCTACGCCGAACCGGAAATGCGTCGGACGCTTGATCTGCACGTTGAGGCGCACCAGCGGTTGCTGGAAGAAGAAGCGGCGCAACAGGCGGCGATCAACGCCGTACAGCCAGGTTTGGCTGCGATTCCGCAGGCGAACGAACCGATCGGGTCGGCTGTGCCGCCCGACGTCGCCGAAGAAGGGCTTGTGTGATGTTCAACTCTGCTGCCGACAACCCGTTCGACCTGGCCGGCATGAACGCGTTCGCGAAGGACAAGCAGGACGTGAACTACCGCGAAGGCTCCACGGACCAGAGCTGTGGGTCGTGCGCCAACTTCACCGACAACGGTTGCCTCATCGTCGCGGGCCCGGTGGTCCGCTCAGCAGTATGCGACGAATGGAAGGACGCTGACCGTGGACGCGGATCAGATTCTCAGTGACATCGACCAGCTAGAGCAGAACGGCAACGACCAGTCGCTTGCCGAAGCGAAGCGGTTGCGGGGCGAGGTCAAGAAGTACCGGGAGGCCAAGGAGGCCGCGGAGGCGCA